ACGGATGATTTTTTCAAAAGTTTAGATGCTACAGAAATGACATATTTACATACTGTGTGTGATTTATCCGTGAAGGACGACAAAAATGGAGTAAGAACTTTAGGAACACAGGATAGTAAATTTGTTGTAGAGAATGGTGTAAAGGAAACTTATAGTTTCCAAATAAAAGCAAATGATTCTAAGAAATTATCTGGATTAAAGTACGAACCTACCCTAAAAGGTGCATCTGCTGCTAGAGTAGGAAAGGCAACCGTTGACCTTGTTATTGATAAAATGACAAATAATTATTACAAATTAAAATTTGACAAAACTGCCGATCATTATCCAACTACTGCAGATAAATTTCGTAAAGAAGAAGCACATTACAAGACACTTATTCAAGCATTAATGAATAAGACACATGTAACTACTAATGTTAAAACTGTAGAGGAAGCAATAGATAATATTTTTACCACATTTGGCACTCAACCTCATGTTGCCAACAATAAATTACAACAAATTACATGGTTGAATCAAATATTATCCTTACCAAAAGCAAAGTTAGATAATTTTGCTACTGACTTGGTATTCATATCCAAGAAAGAAGGTAGACGATACGGTCCTTTTGCAAAGATATACTAATGTCTAAGAATACTCACCTAGAACACCTAGAGGATAGTATCTTGCTAGACGGTGAGCAGGGTGCGAAAGATGCTTTCATGTTTTTAGATGAGTTAGCAAGAGTTTTTAGTGGTGTTCAGAAAAATGCTTTTAAAATTCCTTCAAAGTGGGATGGTGCACCCGCTATATTTTGTGGTACACATCCAGAAACAAA